GTTGTTACTTATCCAGCGTATGACCAGACGAGTGTGGAGTTAAAATCGACTGGGGATATTTATGAGTGTCAAAAATTGTTATTTAATACAAATAACAAGGCTAATAGTTCGGAGCGTTCTAAGCGTATGCGAGAGGACGAATTATTTTATTATAAACATTTTGTTTTGTAAGAGTGTTTATATAATTTTTTAGGAGAAAGAAAATGAATTTAAGGGAGCAAATGAAGGCGGCTTTGTCTAAGTTTAAGAGCTTGGCTGATAAGGTAAATGGGGAGTCAAGAGATTATACAGAGGACGAGCTAAACGAGAAGGAATCTTTAATTAAGGATATAGAGCGTTTGAAGTTGGCTATTGAAGATGAGTCTAGGGCTTTGGAGATAGAAAACTTTTTATCACAGCCTGCAGTAGAGCCAGTTGAGAACCCATTATCTGATATAAGGGGCGAGGTTAAGCAGGAAAAAGTTGTATCGTCTGTAAATGTTGTAAGAGATGAGAAGGACGATAATGATAACAAATATAGAAGTCAGTTTAGAAGTGCTGGTGACTTTTATCTTGCTATTAAGCGTGTTACTTCAGAAGGGCGTATTGATCCCCGTTTAGCAGATGAGCAAAGAGCGGCTGGTATGAGTTCAGGTATAGGGAGTGATGGTGGATTTCTTTTACCGCAAACTATTGCCGAAGGTTTGTTAAAGAAGACTTTCGAAACTGGTATTTTAGCTTCGAAGTGTAGGTCTTATGCTTTACCAAGAGGCGAAACTTACACTATGAAGTTATTAAAAGATAGTTCAAGAGCTGATGGTTATAGAGCTGGTGGTCTTACAGTTCATTTCTTAGGCGAGTCTGAAGCGATGACTGCTTCGCAAATAAGTAGCGAGGTGTTAGATTTCAAACTCAAGAAGATGGCGGGCTTTTGTTATGTAACTGAAGAACAGTTATCAAACGAAGATACGCTTTCGCAGGAGATGAATAGTTTATTTCCGCAGGAGTTTGGTTTTGTTTTAGACTCTAGGATAATGAGCGGTGCAGGTGCGAAAGACCCAGTTGGTTTTATGAACTCGGCGTGTAAAGTTACTGTTGCGAAGGAGAGTGGGCAGACTGCAGAAACTATTGTCTTTAACAACTTAGTTAAGATGATGTCAAGGATGTGGTCAAGAAGTTTATCCAATGCGGTTTGGTTTTACAATCAAGATTGCTTCCCACAGCTAATGAACTTGAGCTTTCCAAACTCTAATGTTCCTATTTGGTTGCCGAATAATAGTATTGTAGGGTCACCTTTTAATACGTTGCTAGGAATACCAGCAATACCTGTTGAGCAATGCGAAACTCTCGGAACTGAAGGTGATATTATCTTAGCGGATATGTCTCAATATCAGTTGATTACAAGAGGCGGGATAAATAGTGCGTCATCTATTCATGTAAGATTTAATACCAACGAGACAGCGTTTAGGTTTGTTTTACGTATAGACGGCAAGCCGCTTTGGATTAGCCCGCTTACGCCTGCGAAGGGTAGTAACACAATTAGCCCTTTTGTGACGTTAGCAACTAGAGCATAATAACAATTTTTTATTAAGGAGAAAGAGAAATGAACGGTTTAATAAGTGAAAATTTCAAGATTGTAAAAGGTCTTGCTTATAGTGCTGATGTTAATAATGGGGACCCAGCTTCTGATATTATTAACATGGGGACTTGTGCTAAGGCGATTGCTTTGTGTGTTCAGAATTCTGGCACTACAGGAACGGCTACTATTACTGCTGAGGCTTGTAGTGATTTTTCGGGGTCTGATGCCGAAGCGATTGCTTTTATATCGCGGGAGGTACCTGATGGTGCAAGTGATACTATGAGCGAGATAGTTCAGGCTACTGTTGCTGGTATTACTACAACAGCTGGCGAGGACGTGATAAAAACTGTAGAAGTAATATCTAGGGATATGCCTGAGGGGAAACCTTACTTACGCATACAGTTGACCGAAGTAGTTAATGCGCCTGTTGCTGGTGGTATTACTTTTCTTTTAGATTCTAGTATTAAGAGTGAGAATATTCCGACTGCGATAGCATAACTTGTTTTGTAGTATTTTTAAGCTGGATAGTTTGTTTTACTATCTGGCTTAATTTTTTAATTTGGTTTTGGAGAAAAAAAGACAATGAAAGAAAAAAGCAAAGTTTCGGCTGTTGACAAGATAGATAGTGTTGTTATCGATGATGGCAGTAAATTTGAAGCAGAAGAGAAGGTGAAGGTTCGGATATTTGGGCATGGTATGTTGCGAGGCGTGAAGAAGTATGTTCCGCATACAATAATTAGCTTACCGAAGTCCGAAGCCCGTGACCTGATCGATAGTGGCGGTGCTTGCTATCATAGCGAAGTAGTGACGAGATTAAAGGTAGAGCGTGCAGTGGGCGTTGCAAAGGAGTTACGTGACGTTTCTATTCCCTTCAAAGCAAAAAAAACAATCAATAAAAAGAAATAAGCGATGACGGTTTTACGGCGTTTAGTTGCCCCAGTAAACATGGCAGTAACTTTAGATGAGGCGAAGAATCATTTAAAGATATTAAGCACAGAGACGGAGGACGATGCTCTTCTTACTAGGGTAATTTTAGCCGCTTCGGAAATGTTAGAACGTGAGTGTAAGCTGGCTTTAATAACTCAAACTTGGGGTTTGTATAGTGATGAGTTTAAAGAGGAGTTTCATATTTTTAAGCATCCTGTTCAGGCAGTTAGTTCGATACAATATTATGATATTAATGGCGTTTTACAAACTGTTGATGCTACACATTATTTTGTTGATAATGTTTCCAGACCAGCAAGGATAATTTTTAAAGGTGATTACATCTTTCCTGACATAGAAGAGTATAGACCAAACGGTTTGGTTTTTACTTTTACTGTGGGCTATGGCGATGATGCTACAGATGTATCATCTGAAGTTAGAAGTTGTTTATTGATGATGCTTTCGCATTGGTATGAGAATAGGGAGGCTGTTGTGATATCCAACTGGTCTATTCATAACTTGCCGTTTGCAGTAACGAAGATGATTGAGCAGTTAGATGTGGTGACTTTTGGTTCAGATACTTTTTAATTATGTTAGTTGGAAACTTAGATAGGCGGGTATTGTTTCAGAGGCGGCAAGTTACGAGGTCAGCTGATGGTGGTGAGCAGGTGGTATGGGTAGATATGTTCACCTTATGGTGTCAAATTACCCCGCTAAAATATAAATCTTTAGAGCATCAAGAGTATCGGGCAGATAGGGATATAGCTGAGAAGCTGGGCGAGTTTATTATCAGGTTCAGGACGGACATAGATTTTCAGGATAGGATTTTTTATAATAATCTATATTATAATATTCGTGCGATAGAAGAAGTGTCGAGGCGTCGGTATTTAAGAATTACGGCGAATTGGTTAGATACTTTTCAGGCGACACAATCATAAGATGTTAAACTTACAAGTTACAGGATTGCGTGAAATAGATAATGCTTTATCGATGTTAGAGGTAAAGGTAGGCAAGAATTATATGACTAGGTCTTTGACCTCTGCCGCAAAGATTGTAGTAAAAGATGCGAGGTCAAGATTTAGAAACTCAGCGGTAGGAAAGAATACAGGGAATACCCCTAGGATAAAGACAGGAAATTTAGTGCGTTCAATTGGAGTAGTAAGCCGGAGCAAGAAGTATGCGGCGTTTCGATTAGTAAGCCCGAGGCGTTCAGGGAAAAATAAAGGTTATCATGCTCACCTTATAGAGTATGGGCATAAGAAGGTTTTGTGGGGGCGGAAGACTCGGGGGAGGGTTAGACCGTTTCCTTTTATGCGACCTGCTTATGATTCAACGAAGGATGCTGTTATAAGTGAGTTTATAAGTAAGTTTAAAAGTTTTATTCCATGATAGAAGATTCGCTATATCAATATTTATCTGCACAGCCAGCGGTTACTGCGTATTTAGGTGTGGGTGATGATTGTAGGATATACCCTGCAAACTTCCCACAAAACCCAGAATTGCCTGCGATGATGTATGAGCTTATATCTTTATCATATAACAGAACGATAGACGGCTATTTGTATTCTGTTCCTAGATTTCAGTTTAATATTATCGGGCATAGTGCGTTAAGTTGTTCGCTTGTTTCTGGGGCTATAGCAAGCGTATTAGATAATTATAT